TGACCGCTCGGTTGGGGTTTTTCATTTTTGAGGATTGATGCAACCTGACGGGCGAGATGTGCCATTTCGTCATCGACAACACCCCACTCCAGAACGGCGAGAAGGATTGATATCTTCGGGATGAAGTCCTTCTTCCAGCGCGTGATTTGCGACCGATCAATGCCGATGGCGTCAGCGATTTCTTTACTACCCTTGATTGCAATTTTGTTGAGCAGAGCGCTTTCAATCTGCCGCGCTTCTGTGCGTGTATGTGTACGTTCCATTTCGTAGTATTCCCTTTAGTGAATAGTTAATTAGTCGCATCGTGTGATGCGATTGGTTGGTGCCATCCCGAAACAGGCTGGCGGGTCAGATTGATAAAGAGCGGTGTTACTTAACTTGCTTTAAGCAGTTGTGCCAGGTCTGGCCGGATGTCTTGCGCCTTAACTTTTCCGCCAGTGGCCTTAACGATTTGCATGACGTAGCGAACCTCAATTCCACCGCCGTGCAACCACCGCCAAACTGTTGGCTGAGCAACGCCGCAAAGGTCAGCAAGTTTTTGCTGACTACCTGCGATGCTGACAGCTCGCTGAATTGCTTTATTAGTCATATTTAATTCCTTTACGTATTACTCAAGATGGATAATAGCAATGAGTATTGATATTGGCAATAGCGAATCGCTTTTGACGAGCAATACGTCTGCGTATAGATTTGCGCATATGAAAAACGAAACTCTTGCTGACCGCCTGTCTCAGGCGATGGAAAGGACGGGCATGTCTCAGGGAGCGCTTGCGAAGGCTTCAGGTGTCGCTCAGCCTACGATTTGGAGATTGGTATCAGGGAATGCCAAGGGGTCAACTCGCATTATTGATATAGCCAATGCTTTAGGCGTTAGACCTGACTGGCTATCTTCTGGTGAAGGCGAGATGAGCGAGGAAGGGCAGAAACCAACCCCTAAACACGTACCTGACGAAGGTGATGTATTCAGGGTTGATGTTCTAGACCTGAAAGTTAGTGCTGGGCCGGGGTCTTTCATGATATCTGAATTTGTTGAAGTCCTTCACGCCATTGAATTTACAACCGAACATGCCAGATCGCTTTTTGGTAATCGAACTCAAAATGATGTGAAAGTGATGACTGTAGATGGCGACAGCATGTGTCCAACCATCCAGTCAGGGGATCGTCTCTTCTTCGATGTATCGGTTCGAAGTTTCAAAGTTGATGGGGTGTATGCGTTTGTTTTTGGTCAGCACTTCCACGTCAAGCGACTACAGATGCAGGGCCTGCAACTAGCGGTCCTTTCTGATAACCCGGCATACAAAGACTGGTATGTGACAGAAGAAAATCAGGACCAGTTGTACATTATGGGCAAAGCGCTGATCCATGAGTCAATTGCGTACAACAAGCTATAGCATTAGCCTGAGGATATCTTTGAGTAGTTAGTAGAGGATTCAACTATCCAATTCGTGACGATGCATAAAATTCATCGTAAAGATCCTATCCGTTCTGCCGATTTTGTGGATATATAGTGGTTAATAAGTTGGATGTAGCCTTACATGGATGGTCAACACTTTTTAAACAAATAGTGCCGCGCTGTTCAAGTAATAGCCTATTCCTATTGTAAAACGTGTTGATCAGTCCTATATAAGGAGTATAGTAAGTGACCCAGTTGCAAGAAGCCCAGAACCTTAACAAGGTTATTTTCGATGGGTTGTATTCTCGTATTTTGCATGTTGTAGCTCGTGCGTTATCACAAACGAAACTTTTCGCCTTTGATATTGAGTATCTTCAAGGTGAAAACCCTAGCTACAAAGAACGTGCGGATCTCCTGTCTGATGTACATAGCGACATGCAGAAAGTTGCAGAGGTGCTAGAGTTTGAATATCAGGCTGATGTAATTGGTGAATATATTGTATTGATGCATGAAATGGCTGATGCCATTGACGCCGGCGATGAAGAAAAGCTACAGGCAGCCATCCGAGCGCTCGATAAAAAGCCATTTATCTGCATGTGAATTTATGTGTTACAAGCAAAACCGATGAGATGAGGGGGTAGTGATGACATCACTAATGGTTAAGCGTTATTTTGATAGAATCAATGAGAAGCTAACCAAGGCTGAGAAATTGACTGATTTGATTGATAAAAATCTGTCAAAGTCAGTTAAAAAAGCAGCATAAAAATAACCCGGCCACCGCGCCGGGTTTTTTATTGCCTGTTACTCAATCGCAGCACTTCCCTTTCGCACGATCTCTGCCTCATCCCTGTTAACACCTTTTCCAATCACGTTCCCCGTCTCATTTCGGTACTGCTCCAGCTTTTCAACGACAGCTTCCTGAGTTATCGGCTGATTGGCGAGAGATAGCTCCATAATTGCCCGCCCCATAGCTGTAACCATCATGTTCACGCGCTCCTCGTCCAGATTCATAGCCTATCCTCGCTCAGATTTTGACCATCACAAGCTATCACATGTAGATCCATTGCGCATTTACAAAAAATATTCCTATAGCTATCAATTAATTAATCCCTATAAGTATTAATTTATATCAATACGTATTGCTATTGATAATACTCATAGCTATTATCATTCCATCAGCAGGACGCACTACTCACCAGGACGGTGATGCTCTTTAACAAGATGACTTCTCCCTGATGCGGGGAGACCGAAGAAAGTGCTTCGGGGTGATGTGAAATGCAGCCGCCAGACGGCAACCGTGAGGATAAGCAACCGGCGCGTCACCACCCAAGCACTTACTGAGGATTAGCAAATGGCAGAAAAGGTGTTTTATCTCGACGGAACGCTTCCAGGCTGTCCGTGTTGTCGGTGGGCACTGGTTGTTGGCTATTACGGATTCGAAGAATGCCTTGGCTTCATCACAAGTCCTACACCTAAGCAGATACGTAGAGCAAAGCGAACACTTAGCAACTGGGTTAAGCCGAGGACTTTCTAATGAACTCAAGACAGCGTTACAAGGCTAAACGCGCAGCAGAGCACCGCGAGCGTAAAGAGTACTGCAAACGTATAGACCGTGCATTTTCACGTCTGTCAGAAGACTGTTCTAACCGTGTACTGAAAGCCACTTCGCTTATTGCAGTACGGGAAAAGCCAGAGCAGGAAGTAACAATTAAACAGAACCGCACCTATTACCGTGACGCTAACCCGTTCGGTAACAAAATCCATGCGGTGCAGAAGATGAAGTTATCCAGCAAGCCACTTATTTGAGGTGAGATATGGCAATCACCCGAACAACAAACGATGCAGTTGGATGGGGTGTTGATGCCAGTGAAAACAAGGTTCTGTTTTGCAATCGATGCCGAGCAGTGTTCTACAAAACGCAGAGCAATTCGAAAATCATCCAGGCAAAACGAGTCTTCAGCAAGAAGCATCAATGCATACAGGTCGCTTAGGCGGCCTTTTTTATTAGCAACGTTAACAGAGGTGAGTGATAGAAAATATCGATTAAGCGCTGTGTATTCATTCTTCTGAGTGGATACACCGAGCAATATCGCTCGTAATCAGTCAGGAGACGAAGACCTGTTCTGATTAATGGAGAAATCATCCCTTGATGTTTATTTGCCGCTCGCAGTCAGGGCGGCTTCTTTTTGCCTGGAGGAAATAATGAGTGAATCTTGGGCAGTACCATTCCCAGAGTCCGAATTAGAACACAATGGACTTCCCGTTTACTGGAAGTATTTTGAAACCATCGAACATGACGGCATAAAAGTTATTTCTCAGCAATTTATTGCTTTTCATCAAACCGAACATTACGCATGGCTGGCTCCTGCTCACTGGTTCAAAATTTATAACGCTGAACGCGATGCTCAACACTGGCTTGAGGAATGGAAAAATCGCAGAAGTAGATATGCTATTAAAAAGGTCGCTAAATCAGCTGAGCGCTCATATGCCTTCCCATCTAAACAACTTGCACTTGAAAGCCTAAAGAGACGCAAAAAATATCACCTTATGCGTCTGCGTCAGGATTTGGCGGTAATTGAAACTGTTGTTCAAGAGCTGAATAAAATTGACGCCTCCCTGCCTCTACTTAGTTATGACTTTGGTCATAACGCAGAAACAGAGAATTGGCATTTCGATTAGCCGCCTGAGTGCGGCTTTTTCATATCTGCATCTGAGTAATGGTTAATCAGCCATTAGCCACATGCAAACACACAACCAAAGGAACCTACCCATGATGCACCTTAGCCTCGCGGGAAGCGGCGTCATGTCCGCTTATTACCCGCCTGAATCTGAATTACACCGCAAAGTTCGCCAGCTTATCCGCGCCGCAATGTGCCAGTTGAGGTCGTTATGCAAATAAACCACGCAGCACTTAAAGCAGCCCAGAACAAGGCAGTTATTGCCCGTTATTTGGGTGACGGCGTTATGTGGATGTCTGCCTACGAGCAAATTCGCAAAGCGGTGAATATTCCGTGGTACCGGAGAAAGAAATGAATACGCCTGTTAAAGACTGGTCAGACGATGCGTTTATTCGCCTGATGAAAGACCTTGACGCACCAGAGAAATCACCCGAGCCAGAAAAGGAGGAATCATGATCCCCGTAACGCCAGCAAGAACGCCGGAGCTTAGCCGACTGAAGCGGAAATACCATGTTATCGAGGCTCTTTACTGGCGCAAGGATGGCAATAAACAAATGAAGCGCCACTGTCTGGATATGGCCCGCGTTGAGCGGATTAATAAGTGCGATTTCCTTGGCGATGAAATGCCATTCTG